GTGATAAGCTCATTCCCGCGATAACGAAGTTTGTGAGCGCAGTATCAAACACGCTGGTCAATGGTTTTGACAAGATCAAAGAAAAGCTGAAAGACTTCAAGGATAAGTTTGTCGAGATATTTACGGCGATTAAGGACGGAATCAAAACACCCATCAATGCTGTGATCGGATTTATAAACGGCCTTGTAAGTGGCGTTGTAAGCGGAATCAACGGAATGATCAGGGCAATGAACAAACTGAGCTTTGACGTTCCCGACTGGGTGCCCGGAATGGGCGGAAAGACATTCGGATTTAACCTCAGCGAGCTCACGGCGCCTCAGATCCCGCTCCTGGCAGAAGGCGCGGTCATTGAACCGAACAGACCCTTCGCGGCCGTTCTGGGCGACCAGAGAAGCGGCACGAACGTTGAGGCGCCTCTTGACACAATAAAGCAGGCCGTCGCGGAAGTTCTGACGGAGTTGTCGCTTGCCGTAACGCTAAACGCTTCACCGGATACGGCGCGCTGGTTTAGCGAGATGCAGATCGAAGGGGCTAAGTTTAACCGCAGGACAGGGCTTCCGAGTATGCCGTAAAGGAGGACAGAAATGCCGATTGCATTTGTTGACAAAAAATACCTTGCGTCGGGGGCAGACGTACTTGATGCAAAATACATCGCAAAGGAATCGTTCGTTGCAAAATGCCCGCCGCAGGAGCGCGAGCGCTGGACGGATGCCAATGGGGGAAGCCATCCCGTTTATTATCCGTACAGGGTCATGACAGTCGAGTTTATGACCTCCGCGATGGATGACGCCATGCTTGACACATTCCGCGCCTGGTTTACTTCAAGATATACGAGCGGAACAAGAATGCTCCCGATCACGGCATGGTGCGCTGACGAGGGCGCTTATATTACCCAGAATTGCGACATGATCGAGTTTGAGCCAATACATGACCGCAGGCTGAATGCTACGGACGGAAACGCTTATCAGTCGTTTACGATCAAACTACGTGGGAGAGGGGGAACAGTATGATCAGTTATAACTACGCAGACGACTTACTCGATGAAAACAAGCCGCGCAACCTTCTCTTGACAGATGGAACAGTGACTGTCTCGGGAACAAATTACACAGTCACGGGTGCCACAATCACGATCACAAACGCAGAACTTGAGGCAGAAAAGTTTGAGTTAGTACAAAGCCTCTGCTCATCCGATCAGATTCGCTTCGGATCATGCGAGAGCGGGTATGTTAAGTTTACCATGCACGAGAACGTTCCCACAGTAAAGGGGAAGACGCTCAAGGCTTATATCATACCAGGCGGAGATGCTTCTAAAATGCTTCAGCTGGGGATTTTCAAGGTTGATACGGATGAACTGTCAAGCGACCGCACAAAGCGCGTTGTAACGGCCTATGACGCGATGTATGACATTCTGAACGCCGATGTTGCTGCCTGGTATAACACCGAGCTTCCGACAAGCTCATCCAGCAAGACCCTCGCACAGTTCCGTGAAGACTTCCTCGACCATTTCAACCTTACGGCCGAAGCGATCACGCTCCCGAACGATACAATCACAATCAAGCGCACAATTAACCCGGAATCATTGAGCGGCGCGGATGTCATAAAGGCGATCTGCGAAATCAATGGATGCTTTGGAACGATCACGAACGAGGGCGAGTTCCGTTTTGTCGTGCTTTCGGCAGATATTGACGCGGGCCTTTTCCCTTCAGATACCTTATATCCTGCAGATGACCTTTACCCGGGCGACGTAAACCATGACACGGATAATATCAATAAAGCGCATTATATCAGCGCGGACTTTGAAGATTACAACAGCGAGAGCATTACGCAGCTCACGATCAGGGCAGACGATTCAGATGTCGGCGCCACAGTCGGAACGGCCGGCAATCATTACATTATCACGGGGAACTTTCTTGTCTTTGGGTATGGCGCCGCAGATCTTACAAGCGCAGCGACAAATGCACTGACAAACATGACCGGGCGTTATTATCGGCCTTGCCGTGTCAATGCAATCGGAAACCCTTTGCATGAAGCCGGAGATCCGATCAGGATTGAAACAACATATCGCGGAATCGTTACATACATTTTAGAGCGCAAATATACCGGAATTCACGCAATGCGTGACGTATACACGGCCAAAGGACAGAAGAAATGCAGCGGGGAGCTCAACAGTGTCGCGTCCCAGTTCAAACAGCTTGTCAACAAGACGGCAAGCCTGAAAGTTGATGTTGATGGCGTTCAGGCTTATGTCGAAGAACAGCTAGACGACACGATCCAGGGCTCCTACGCATACATGACGGAGCAGGAGATAGGCTTGAAGGTTAGCAAGAGCAATATTGTAGGTGATTTGAACGATAATATAGGTAGCGGTATTACAATCGGGGTAAACTCTATTGCGATTGAAAGTTCAGGAACGTTCACAGTAGATGCTACAAACTTTACTCTTAGTTCTAATGGTACGGTTTCCATGAATGGTGCGACCATTTCAGAAGGTTCGCTGACTATCTCAAATCAGTTAGCTATCGGTTATGAAGAAGTAAGTATTGCTAATGGTGTATTAACCGCCAGCACTACAGTGACAGGTGCGACTGCTACTTTACGTGGCGATAGTTTAAATGTAAGTGATAATTTTAGCCGTTCAACAACAGTCGGCGTCAATGGTGTCTCTACTAGCGAGAATATCTTAGCAAGCGGATATGTTTCTGCCGCAAGTGCTACTTTTGCGGGTGCAGTAGCTACGGGCAGTATAGAAGCGTCAGGGTCGGAATTAAACATATATGGTGCGTCAACGTCAACGCGCATAACCCTAGATGATACGGGTTCTAACTACGGAATAGTGCTTTCGAGTTCGGTCAATATCGGCAACGGAAGTTCAAATACAATCCGCATAAAAGGGCGGGATGTACAGTGGAAACAGTACAGTTCGCTTGCATCGAGTGATTACGTTCTAGTGGAGGCCTAACGCATGGAACAGTTTGAAACCGCTCTTATACAGTTATTCAACGACACGTTACTTCCGTTTGAAGCAAAACGCTATGTAGTATTAAAGTTTGCACGTGATGTTGAAGATACATACCAGACTGAGAAAAAGCGCATAAAGGAGCAGACTAATGACGTTGGGGGAGCTGATGGAGAGAATCGATAATATCCCCGTTACGGAAGAGTTTACAGATAGAGAAGGAAAGTATATCGGCAAGACGTTGACACGTTGGATTGACGTTAAAGCGAAGGTGCTTGAAATACTGAAAGAATTTGAAAAGGAAAGAGAGGAAAAGCCGCATGAATAAGTGTCATACGCATATAAATTGGACGGACAATACTGACCCGCCATTGAATGCTACAAACCTACTTCAAATCGATGGGGAGCTTGACACGCTGGATGACCGAGTTGTGGCGCTTGCTAATGATCCGCCGGAAAACGCTCTAAAAGCCGAAGGCTGGGCAATCGGCGAACAGGGAGGCGTTCCTGTTACAAGCGGTTCTCCATATTTCGAGAATAATAGTAAGTTTTACTCAGAACAATCTGCCGCTGAAAACCTTGCTGCCGAAGGTTACGCAAACGGCACTCAGGGAGGCGTTCCTGTTTCTAGTGGTATCTATTATCACAACAATGCGAAATACTGGAAAGACCAGGCGCAGGCTATTGCGGGGGGCTCCGCGGCGGCTATTGCTTATGACAATTCGGAGAGCGGTTTGACTGCTACAAATGTTCAGGATGCCGTGGATGAATTAGTTGTCGACAAAGTAGAAAAAAGCGAATTATCCTCCATCGTTACCACGGGCGCAACCAATACCACGGGCGCAAAAATATCGAATGGAACATATTTCTATCTCAATGGTGTGCTTGTGCGGGCTTTGGCCGATATTGCAAGCGGCGCAAGCTATACGCTCAATACAAACTATGAGGTAGTAACTGCGGGCGGATTAAATGACCTTTGCAAGGTAACAACAGGAACGTGTAAATCGTCCGCCACATATACCTCCGGCGGGGCGGCTTATACAATGGCATTGCAAAAAAGAAACGGCATTGTTACCTTTGAAGGCTTTGCGGTCGCGGCGGGCGTCACGGCGAAAACATGGCATAATGGCGTACTCGAAACACCTATCCCTGAAGAGTTTAGGCCGATAAGCGAGGTTATGTTCCGAGGTACATCACCCGAAGGGAATGGCTTCTCGTACAGAATCCACGAGAACACGGGGCAAATGGATTTTCGCGTCGAGAGTTCCAGCACTCAAACCCATCTGCAAAGTCAGGTGATGTGGTTTGCAAATAGATAATTTAAAGGAGGATAAATATGAAATATGCAATTGTAAAAGTCATCAATGGAAACTATTTTATCCATGCGGAGGGCATTACGAACATTATGTCCGCAAAGGTCTCATTTCATAACCTCTGCGCTTCGCTGTGGAATGCTCCCGATGTAGAAACGGCAGCAGTTAAGATTATGGACGAGAACCTTGACTGTGTTCAGGGATATGTGGAATTTATCGATCACAGACCTGCAGAGGAAGAGGAAGCCTGATCAAATAAGGGGGCGAGCAAATGAAAGAAATATACGTCGTTACGCTCGCACACGCGCGGGCAGATGAACGCGGCGGATCGTCGGGCGGACAGCCCGGGGACCAAACCGCAAACAAGGAACACACTCGCGGAGAGCTTCTTTTTCAAGACTGGTATTTGAGCGGATCCGGCTGGGACTGTTGCATGAGAGCGAAGACCGAGAAGATCAGGAAGCAGATGGCGGAAGACGCCTGCCGGGCAGTTCGCAATACAAAAATCGGATATAGCCAGGGGAATCGCTATTCACTATATGACAACGCGAAGAACTTCGCCTTTGATTGCGGCAAGGTAGACAAACCGGTCGATTGCGATTGTTCTTCACTTATGACAGTTTGCGCAAATTACGCCGGGCTCCCGATCGCGAAGGACACTAGAACAGCAAACATGCAAAGCAGATACACGGCAACAAAGGAGTTCAAAGTTTACACCTCGAACAAATACACAAAGCAGCCCGACTATCTGAAGACCGGCGACATCCTGGTCCGCGCAGGTCATCATACGGCGATCGTTGCGAACACGCTCTACCACATGACGCGCCAGCTCCGGCTGACGGAAGGCGAGCGCATGAAGGGCAAAGATGTCAGGGCATTGCAACAGAGGCTCAACGAACTCACCGGCGCAGGGCTTGAAACGGACGGAATCTTTGGGCCCGCAACGGATGACGTTCTTGTGGTTTATCAGTTAAATAACGGACTGGATCCCGACGGGATCATGGGAAAACACACGGCGGAAGCGATGGGCTTCTTGTGGGACTAGGAGGCAGAAATGGAAGGAATTATCGCGGCGGCGATTACAGGATTATGCGCATTGCTCGGAGTGATTCTCACGAACTCGTCCGCAAACAGAAAGATAGAAAACAAACTAAGCACAGCGCAGGAAGTAACGAACACAAAGATCGAACACCTAACGGAAGAAGTCAGAAAACATAATAATTTTGCGGAACGGATCCCGACGATCGAGACCGAACTGAAGGATGTGGAGCGCCGCGTGTCAAAACTGGAGGAGAACTGAATGGCTAAGAATCTCAAATCAATAACATGGTGGAAGGCTGCAGGCATTAGGGCAATCAAGACAGTCGCACAGACCGCAATTGCAACGATCGGAACGGCCGCCGTGATGGCCCAGGTAAACTGGGCGACAGTTCTCTCGGCTTCGTGCCTTGCGGGGATTCTGTCGCTTTTGACAAGCCTGGCAGGCCTGCCCGAGGTAAACGAAAAGGAGGGCTGAATGCGTATATGCGATTTCACGAAGCCCGAGCTGGAATATTTTCGAGAACAATGCAATTTTACGGATTGCGAAAGACGCGCATTTGACATGAAGGCAAAGGATTGTACGAATATTCAGATTGCTATGGAGTTGAACGTTTCGGAATCGACTGTCGCGGTCACAATGCGGCGCGTGCGAACAAAGATCACTAAGGTGCTAAACTGGGAGGTTTAAGATGGTCGGATGGATAATTCTGGGAGTTTTCTTATATCTCCTTGTTGCGGCATTTTTCCTGCTACTTTTTAAGGGTGCAAAACACGATTAAGGGGGATAGAAAAATGATTAGAGGTACAACGCCGACAGAGGTGTATAAGCTCAATAATTCGGATATCGATTTAGACGAGTGCCGGCAGATTTGGGTGACAATAATCGATTGGAAGTGCAAAGAATTCAAATGGGATTTATCCCGCCTGACAATCGACAACGAAGAAAAGACCATATCGCTGACGCTTACGCAGGAAGAGACCCTTGAGTTTTCACCCGGGCAGGCATACGCGCAGCTTCGATTTTTGTATGATGATGATTCCGCTTTTGCATCAAAGCGAATCGGTTTTAATATCGAGGATGTAAAAAAGGGAGGTGTAATTGAATGAGCGAGCATAATGTTCCTATAAGCGATTACAACGACGAAATTGAGCTCTCTTTGCAGGATGGCATCCAGGTCGGGGGAGGCGGATCGTCGACAGTAGCATGGCTTCCGAACGTGGACGCTTCCGGCGATCTTTCATGGACGCGCAGTTCTACAACAACGCCGCCGGAGACTGTAAACATTAAGGGCGCAGATGGTGCCGATGGACAGGATGGCGCTCCCGGTCAGGATGGCGCAGATGGAGTAGGCGTTAAAAGCGTAGACATTGACGGAAACGATCACCTCATTGTTACCTACGATGATGATAGAACACATGATGCCGGGGCTATTCCGGGCGCAGATACGGCTGATTATCCCGCTTATGCCGTTACGGAACGTGATTTAGTATATGCGGCGATCAAGGGCTATATCAGCTCACTCGACAATCCTATTATTATCGGCTTTAATACCGATCAGCACATCGACTCTGAATCATCATCGTCGGGAACTGTCGCAATCCGTAACGAGGTTACATACGGCCTTAAAACCCTTCGCGACTTAACAAAGATGCTCCCGTTCAACATGGTGGTTCTTGGCGGCGATACTCACGGAAGTGGCGCGGGCACGATTGTATCAATGCAGAACTCGTCGCTTTACATCAATGCGCAGATGGTCGGCACAAATGCTCCGCTGATGGCTATGGTTGGCAATCACGAAGGCGGTCAGGATAACCAGAGCATCACGAGAAGTCAGGTGCTTCAATCGCACATGACAGAATCAATGCGCGACAAGACGATCACGCTTGTGGATAAAATCAGCGGATATTTCGACGATCCTACGTGCAAGGTGCGCTTCGTGTTCCTTGACGCATTCGCACGTACGCAGGTTAGCTACGGCTCGACGGAGTACAATTCAGTCCTTAACACGATGCTGTCGGGCATTCCAGAGGGATATAAGGCAATTATATTCTCTCACCATCCTCTTGACGAGAATCTCCCGCAGGTCGCAGAGCGAAAAGGATGGAATAATCCCGCGTCGTGTCACGCAACTTTACAGACCTACAAGGACAAGATCATCGCTTGCTTCTGCGGTCACGTACACAACAATCTCAATGTAGATCAAGACGGCATCACTTTTGTCTCGACTACTTGCGCGGGGCAGTATGAATTAAACGATGGTTCAACGCGTACAAATGGAACCGCGGCGGCTACGGCTTATGATGTTTTTGTTATCGACCAGACGGGGAAAAAGATTTATGCGGTCAGATACGGCAATGGTCAGGATCGTGAAATATCTTATGAACACGAGACACCTGTTGTTCCTCGCGGAAACATCCTTGCAAATATCACTTGGGAAGATGGCAAGCGTATTAATTCAAGCGGTTCACTTGTGGATGCAACGGGCTATTCTACAACGGATATTATTGACGATATCAATCCCGGAGATATACTCTATTTCGCAGACGGAACGTTACCGATGAATACATCGTCATGGACGGAATATGCTGACGATGGTACAACAGTTGGCAGTCATGCCGGAATTAGCACTTCAGACTATGGAGCAAGCTATGAGAACGGCAAAATGTATTTTGAGTTTCTCGGCAGTTCTGATGGGAAAGTAATTGCTATACATTGGTATGGTGTAAATAATGCGAAGAATCCCAACGGCACGACTTATGGAACTAACCGCTTTGTTTATGGAGAACTCGAGTTGTGGAATAGTGGCTATATTAAGTCCGTAAAACTCGCGTATGATGAAGAGCATTTTCAAACCTTGAAGAAAATCCGCTTCACCTTCCCGACAGACAAGAAGTCAACACTCGACATTCGCGTGAACGAGCCGATAACATAAGGAGATTTAACCATGTGTGATTACACAAATTGCCCTTGCTATCCCGAAGTGCATACAGTCAAGGAATGGGCCGAGCTGCCGGACAAAATTTCTGTAGCTTGTAAATGGTATGTTTATTCAGACTACAGAACAGACAACGACGTTTCGATCCCTAGATTTAAATTTGGGGATGGGAAAACGCTGATCAGCAAGCTCCCGTTCTGTACGGCATCCATTACTGACTATGATTGTGAGTATTGGGACAACAAGGAGGATTCAAAGTAGGTTTTTAACATTTTTTCAACATAATATTTATAAAAACAATAGAAGAAGCCCGCACTTTGGGCTTCTTTTTTTATGCTATTCTTTACCCAGAACGGGGGGAATTGTCATGGTAAATTATAACAGTCCATATATGCTAAATAATCCATATATACAGACGCCGGCTCCTGATAGCTTTGTCAGTGTTCAGAACGAGCACGAGGCGCGGATCTATCCTGTCGCACCTGGTAAAAGTGTTACCTTCAGGGATGAATCTCAGCCGACGATTTTTTACACGAAGACCGGCGGGGCTTCTCCGCTCGACGCTCCCGTTTTTGAAAAATACAAACTGGTCAAGGAAGAGACGCCTGCCGCGATTATAGCCACAGAAACGGCCGCAAATGTAAAAGATATAGATTTATCCATCTACGCGGAAAAAGACGAAATACGGGCGCTACATGATGCGATAGAGGCAATACAAAAGGACATCGCAAGCCTCAAAAAACAAAAGGATGACAGAATAGGAGGTAAAGAACGATGAACCCGATGGAAATAATGGGAATGATGAATCAGCTGAAGGCGAACCCGATGGCATTGCTTACAAAGAAGTTTAATCTGCCGCCTCAGATCCCGCAGAACCCGCAGGAGATAGTACAGTATCTTCTAAACTCCGGGCAGATCTCGCAGGAGCAGGTCAATCAGGCGATGAAGATGAAAAAAATGTTTATGAAGTAAAAGCCCGCGGCTTTACTATACCGACCGCCGAACGCGTGGGCGGCCGCTAACTCTAAAAATCTAAGGAGGAAAACAACATGGCACTTGAAGACAACAGCAATCCCTTCTATATGCCCGTAACACCCGCAAACGGCGGCGGCTTTGGCGGCTTTGGCGGGGGAGATGGATGGTGGATCATTCTTCTGTTTCTTATCTTCGGCGGCTTTGGCGGCGGATATGGCATGAACAATGCTGAAAACATTTATCCCTGGATGAACCAGAGCAACCAGATCAGCAACGGCTTCCGCGATCAGGCAATGAACACAGCCATCAACGGCATTCAGACTGGAATCACAAGCGGCTTCGGAGACATTCAGACCGCGCTTTGTGGCGGATTCGCAGGCGTAAACGCAGCAATCACCAACGCACAGATGAGCTCACCGGCTTGCAGGCACAGTTGGCCGACTGCTGCTGCGCAAACAGGACCGCAACGATCCAGACACAGAACGTAGTACAGGCAGAAGGCGCAGCGACAAGACTTGCAATCCAGAATCAGACCCAGCAGATCCTTGACAAGCTCTGCGAGCAGGAAATTGAGCAGCTCCGTTCGCAGAACGTATCGCTTCAGAATCAGGTCAATATGCTCAACCTTGCAGCAAGCCAGACCGCTCAGTCTCAGTATCTCGTTGACAAGCTTACACCGGCAACGGCTTAAGGGGGTGCGCTCATGTACGATAAGCTGAAAGATATGCTCCACGAGGAACTGGCGAGAATTCAGGACGATGGCGAACTGAACGAAACGACGCTCGATCATGCGGACAAGATCGTGCATACACTCAAATGCCTCGTTACTTATGAGGCTATGGAGAGAGCAGAGCGCAATCGTGACGACCGCTACCGCGACGACGACCGACGCAGACCCGACTGGAGATCACGCTATTAAGACAAAGAGAAGGGCGCAACCTGAGGAAGGCTGCGTCCTTCAAAGGGTATCGATTATGTCGGATATAAGCATTAATTTACTAGATGCTGCCGAAGCCTGTTTTGAGTCAAATCCAAGTCCCAGTTTAGAGAAATGGGTCGAAAATTTGTACAACAAAATGTACAACACGAGCCTCAAAAAAGTGGCATGTACAACACGTGTACAACACAAAAACGGCAACAAAAGGAAACAAAAGGGAACAAAAACAAAGTAGCGGAAAAGCGCATAAATAGTGGCTTTCCCGCTTTTTTTGGCTTCAGCTGAGAATGGGACTTGAACCCACGACCTATTGATTACGAATCAACATCTCAGCTCTTTCTAATGCCCTAAAATCAAGGGTTTTCGCGTTTCAGTTTTTTAAATGTACAACATATGTACAACACAAAAAGTCAAAATTCGATTGCGTTAAGTTTTGCAGCTGTGTCTTCTTTTTCAGCATCCAGATGGGCATATACGTCCATAATCATTTTATAGGATGAATGCCCGACAAGTCTCTGGGCTTCTTTTAAACTAATTAAACTATAATATAGCGCCGTGACATAGTTATGGCGGAAGCAGTAAAGAGACAAGTCCGTTTCATAACCCAAAACCTTCTCAATTTTTCTTTTGATTCGTTTCCAGATTCCGGCATACCCTGTCAAGCCCATATATTCGCCGTCACGGCCCGCAAAAAGCCTCGGGCAGATATTTGTACTTCTATACTCCTTCACGGCCCGCATGACGGCCTGTGGCACTTCTACGGAGCGAATGCTTTTATTTGTTTTGGGAAAAGTAAGCTGAGGTTTATTATTATTGACAAAGACAAGCGATTTGTCGATGCGGACAATATTATTTTTAAAGTCGAAGTCATTCCAAGTCAAGGCGTAGATCTCTCCGGGACGAAGCCCGCACCCGTAAGCCAACATGATAAAGGCCCGTTCTTTTTCGGTCAGATCCGCGGCTTTCAAAGCTGCTTTCTCGGCAGCAGTCAAAGCTCGCTTTTCTTTTTTGACATGACGCGGAAGGTCAAGCAAAGCGGCAGGATTCTTCGTGATAATATCGTCAGCAATCGCTTGCTTAAATATTTGGCGGAGGCACATTCGAAGCTGTTCGCAGGTCCGAGGCATTGAGCTATGCTCATTGATCAAGGCTTGCAGGTGCATGGGCCGGATGTCCCTGATCTTCATATAGTTGATCGATTGAAAGTGACATCTTAGCAGATTTTTATACATGGCCTGGGTATTAACGCCACGATTTGCTTTGTATGTTTCAAACCATAAACGCGAATACTCTTCAAATGAGACATCGTTATGCAACAGGTTTTTCCCTGAAAGAATCTCGCCTTTGATTTCAAGAATTTTTCTCTCCAGCTCGGAAATGGTTTTTGCATATATCCATTTTCTAACTACGCGTCCGTTTTCGTCATGGCCGAGAACAATGCCGGTCTGATAATAGCCGCGTTTGTTTTTGGTAAACTTTGCCATAAAAATCACCTCATATTTGCTCCACTTACTGCGCGTGAGTTTAGTTCTTTTTTTCCATTATCAAAGCCAACAGTTCCTCGTATCGCAGATCCTTTGAAAGAGTCGATTCCAGAAGCGTGTCGAAGCGCTGGTCCTTCATGAGTATCTGGTCATGCAGAAACTCGATCTGTTTGTTGAGCTGTTCTCTTTCGCGATCGTTCCGCTCGTGTATCTTGACGCGTTCATGATCAAAAGACGCACGCATCTGTTCGATTTGTGCCTCGAGCTCTTCGATGCGCTGTATCTTAAATTTCAAAAGAGCCTTCATGGTCTGAACGTTGAGGGTGTCGTCTTCCTCAATCGTTTCAATGTCTAACAGTGCCTTCGCAATCGGCCGTATTGTCTCCTCATATCGGAAGGAAAGATTCTCTGATCCGTCTTGAAATACCCTGGAGAGGGTGGACTTGGATAAGTAGTCCCCGTTCTTTTCCATCAAATCCAGAATGTCGCCATAAGACAGATTTTTCTCGGCTCGAACTTCTTTAAGTCTCAGAATTACGTCGCTTGTGTTCGTCATATGATACACTCCTTTCGATGTGTCGAACAATCTCCGGCGCCGTCCATTATTTAAAACTTTTCGGGGCTGGTGTAATGTGCTAATATTCCCACAGCCAGGAGGGAAACACGATGAATAGATACGAATTTATCAAGTTATTTATACAAACAACCGACGAGATCAGGACTGAGGTCGAGAAGATTTTAAAAGAACCTCGACCGCATCCTGAACCTGCGGAATTGCATTCTTGTATTTCTCGTATAGTTCCAGAGCCTTCTCAATCTCCTTCGGATCTGTAGTCTTCACGTCATCATATCCCATAAGCCAGGACGGAGAACATTGAAAAAGCTTTGCCATTTCTTTAATCTTCGTCTGGCTGATATTCTCGACTGCACCACGTTCCCATTTGCTGACCGCAGACTTTTGCACGTTTAATATTTGACCGAGTGCTTCACAAGTTAAACCTTTTTCTAATCTTTTCTGTTTAATTCGAGATCCCATTTTGTTCATAATATAGACCCCCTTTCACCGCGAATTATAAGCGATAGTTTCCTAATAGTCAACAATATAGAAAAATTTGTAAAAAAATGTTTAATTGGTATCTTGACATGACACTGGCGATTCGCTAATATTGTAAGTGTCTAGACAAGATACTTTTCAGGAAGGAGTGCATTGATGAACACCAACACAAATGAGTTTAAAGCTGAAATTGCCCGTCACGGGGACACGTTGACTGGATTGGCGAGAAAACTGCATATTTCACATGTTTCATTGTCTTTGAAGGCTAATGGAAAGCGTGATTTTACTCAAAGTGAGATTGCAAGAATTAAAGAGATATATGAGCTAACCAACGAGCGACTGGACATTATTTTTTTTAACTAGAAAGTGTCCAGCAAAGACACGCAGGAGGATCGGATGGAACGGAAATACTACAAGGTCAGAGAAGTGGCTGAAATGTTCGCCATGAGCCCGAAGAAGGTCCGGGAGCACTGCCACGCAAAAGGGCAGCGGTTCGCATTTCAGCCCGTTGAAAACGGAAACATTTTGATTGACCTGAAGAAATACGAGGAATTTCTTAAGGTCAGAACAGCAGAACACTTAAGGAGGATCAGATAATGAAGGACCCGAACGAAATGACAGTAAAGGAAATCATGGTTTATGTAGCTTCCGGCTACGAAGTCGAGATCAACGACGGCAAGGTGCGCCTGGTATTGAAGGGGAAGGGGGAGAAGCAGGATGGAAGATAAGCAGAAGATACTTGATTTATTGCTTCCGGCACTCAAGGCAACGAGAGATCAGTACGATCTGGAAGAGCTTCGCTTCGATCCCGACAAAGAGGTTGTGGATGTCGTTTATGAGAACGGAGTTCTGCATGTAAACGTAGCATGTGATTCGGGCATTGCGATGATCCGCGACGTGCTCCGGGCGATAGGTTGAGGAGGAATGAGAATGAACGAATTTGTCGTAAATCCTGAGTATCCGAATTATCGCATTTATCCAGATGGCAGAGTCTTCACTAGATACCACAAGCCCGAATGGGTAGAGATGAAACCATTTATTAATAACGATCACATGGGATATAAGCGCATTAGTTTATTTACGGCAGAGGGCAAAAGGAAAAATATTTTTGTTCATAGACTTGTTGCCGAGACGTTCGTTCTGAATCCGAACAATTATCCTTGCGTAAACCACAAGGACGAAAACATTCTTAACAATTCGGCCTCAAATCTTGAATGGTGTACACATGCCTACAACAACAGATATGGCGATCATCTGAAACATTGCGTTCCTGCACTTTTGCAGAGCGTAGAAAAAAGCAAGATCCCGGTTATAGGAATAGATAAAAACGGAGGAGAGCATCTTTATTATTCCATAACAGAGGCAGCCAGAGAGACAAGAGCCTTTTCCGCGAATATTCGTAAGTGTTTGAACGGGGAAAGGAAAAAGGCCGGAGGATATCGATGGATCAGAAAAGGAGAAGATAATGGATCAGATTGAGGAAACAAGGCAGGAAGAAGAATTCGTCGTAGATAACGACAAAAAGGCGGAATATTGCATTCGTAAGATCAAGGCCGAGCAGGCCGAGCACGACCGCCTGATGGAGCTGGTGAACGCAGAGATTGAGGAGCTGAACCTGAAGGCATTGGAACTCGATAACAAGCTCGAATCAGAGACTAAATATTTGAAGTCCCTTCTCTATGGCTACTTTCAGACAGTCGCACACAAGGAAACAAAGACGCAGGAAAGCTACAAGCTCCTCTCAGGATCCTTAGTCTACAAGAAGCCCGCAGTCACGATCGTCAGACCAGACGACGAAAAATTGGTCGCATATCTGGAGAACGCAGGACGTGAGGATATGGTCGAGACCAAGAAAACCGCAAAATGGGGAGAAGTCAAGAAGACCCTGACGATCTCCTACGACGGGCAGGTCATAAGCGAAGACGGCGAAATATTGGACTTCATAGCAACGGAAGAGAAGGCGGGTGAGTTTAATGTCAAATGAGAAGGCAGCAGGCCCGCAGATATATACGGCGATCACGAACGTCATGAAGGAGATCGGAGCCATCGGGAAGACCAGCAAGAACACCCAGCAGGGCTTTATGTTTCGAGGCATTGATGCGGTCATGAACGCGATCAATCCGGCACTGATCAAGAATGGCATTTTTATCGTTCCCGAGATTCTGGAACAGGTCCGAGAAGAGCGGCAGACGAAGAGCGGAAACAACCTCATTTATTCGGTCTGCAAGATCAAATATACATTTTACGCGCAGGACGGGAGCAACGTCGAGGCCATCGTGATCGGCGAAGGCATGGACAGCGGAGACAAGGCCACAAATAAAGCGATGAGCATTGCGTTCAAATATGCCTGCTTTCAAGTCTTCTGCATACCGACTGAGGAAATGGTCGATCCTGACGCAGAATGCCACGAGGTGAAGCCGAAGGGGAAAAAGGCGGCGGAGAAGGAAGCACCGGCAGACCAGAAGATCTCGGCAAAGGACCTCGCGGAGCTCATGCTGAACATGGAAAACCACTGCATCCATCTGGAGACGATAACAAAGCTTTACAACCTCGCGGACCTCGCGGATCTGACATACAAGAAGCTCGACAACATAAAGGCAAATTGGGACAAGATCATCAGCATAGAAAAGGGCGAGGCAGCTATACCAGAGCGCAAGGAGGAAAAACAAAATGGCTAATTTAGTGATGCTAATGGGGAGAGCAACATACGATCCCGAGATCAGATATTCGCAGAACGCAAACGCGACCTGCATCGCAAACTTCTCGATTGCGGTGGACAGAAGGTTCAAGAGGGACAACGAACCAACGGCGGACTTCTTCAAATGCACGGCGTTCGGCAAGACCGCCGAGAGCATTGAAAAGTATGTACACAAGGGGACGAAGATCCTGCTTACAGGATCACTCCAGAATGATGACTACGAGAAGGACGGCGTGAAGCATCATTCGGTCAAGATCATGGTGGACAGTTGGGAGTTCGCAGAGAGCAAGGCGGCAGCAGGCGAGGAAAAGCCGAAGACAGACGCCAACGGCTTTATGAACATCCCGACGAACCTCGACGATGACATGCCCTTCAGATAAGGAGACCGAAGATGTGGGGAAATTATAGAAAGAGCAGCAAATACGGCGCGGACAAGATCGTCGTGAACGACATCGTCTTCGATTCCAAGAGAGAAGCACGCAGATATTCAGAACTTCTTGTTCTCCTAAAAGCCGGCGAAATATCAGACCTCAAAAGGCAGGTCAGATATGTGCTGATTCCCGCCCAGAGGGAGCCCGACACGATCGGACCGAAGGGCGGGAGGAAGGCCGGCAAGCTTCTGGAGCACGAGATCTCCTATGTCGCGGACTTTGTCTACAAGGACAAGGAGGGCAAGGAGATCGTCGAGGACTCGAAGGGCTTCCGAACGAAGGAATATGTCATCAAGCGCAAATTGATGCTCTGGTTTCATGGAATAAAGATTCGGGAGGTATGAAATGCAGCAGGGATGGATATGCGTTTATCGTTCCGTAACGGATCATTGGATACACAAAGACATCGCATGGTTCGGTGCGTGGATTGATCTGCTGCTGTTGGCAAATCACGAAGCGCACAAAATGCCGCTCGATGGTTCACTCATAACGATAGAGCGAGGGCAGCTTTTTACAAGCGCCAGGTCTCTATCCGCGCGGTGGGCATGGAGCAAGGACAGGGTGAACCGCTTTCTTGGTCGCTTGGAACGTGATGGAATGGTGATGAAAAAGTGCGACACCAACGGAACGCTCTTAACCATAGTAAATTATAGCGTTTATCAAGATATCACTTCCGAGAGCGCGACACCAACGCGACACCAACGCGACACCAACGCGACACCAACGAGACGCAGACGAGACACCGACGCGACACGGTCGGGACGAAACAACAATGATAACAATGTTAACAATGAAAACAATGAGAACAATGAGAACAATGAAACAATAACAATCCCCCTTAATCCCCCTTCGGGGGAGCCGAGGAGATACTTCCCGAACGATGAGCTTCTGGAGAAGACCTTCCAGGCATTCATAAAGATGCGCAGGAAGATGCGCAAACCCATGACCGAGGAAGCCATCGACCTCATGCTCAAGAAGCTGGCGAAGATGTCCGCAGATCCGCTCGAGCAGAATGCGATTCTCGAGCAGTCGATCAGAGAAGGATGGACGGGCATCTACGAGCTGAAGGAACACCGAGGCAACAAGGGAGGAGCCCAGACAGCAGAGGAGCGCTGGGCGAACATTCACTAGGAGGAACACAGATGACCAGAGAAGAAGTGAAGAAGCTTCTGATGACCATAGAGGCCATCTATTCAAACTTCAAGATACGAGATTTGCAGGTCACGCTCGACGCATGGCACGCAATCTTATTAGATCAGGAAACGAACGCGATCTTTGCGAGCCTCAAGCAGTATTCGAGGACAAGCGAAACAGGCTTCGCTCCCGATCCCGGACAGCTCATCCAGGGCGTCTACAAACTGACAGACACAAACACGCTCTCCGCAGCTGCCGCATGGAGTCTCGTCTATAAGGCACTCTGCCGCTCGAGCTACTATGCGGAGGAGGAATTCAACAAGCTTCCGCCGGAAGTGCAGGAGGCAGTCGGATCTCCCGGACAGCTCCGCGCATGGGCAGTGGACGAGAACTTCGCCGAGGGAGTCGCCTCAAGCAACTTCCGCAGGGCCTATGAGGTCGCTTGCGCACGGAAGAAGGAAAAGGATCTGATGCCGCAGGATGTGAGGAAGTTGTTCGAGGAAATGGACCGCAAGAGGATAGGAGAACTGAAATGAGCAGGGATGAACCGAGGGATGTTATCTACGAGAGCGACGGATTCGCGGATGGCTTGTCGGTCTACGATGTCGCTTACTGCCCAAACTGCGGTCACGACTTCTATTTGGACGAGGCAGCAGTTTGGATGATGCCGTTCTGTCCGAATTGTGGACAGGCGTTGAGATGGGAAGGTGATGAGGAATGAGAGGCGAATGCTCTTGCTATCTCAAATATCCGAACGAGCTCCACAAAAGGAACACAGGGAAATGGATATGTGTTGATGAATATGAGTGCGTGAGGCCCATCGAATACAAAGAAGATGGAACCGTTAAGCGCAAAACATTATGCAGAAAGAAGGTGCTCGAACATGACAGCAATCATAGTTCTACTGATAACGGCGGGAGCCTCCGCCTCGATCATGGCGTGCATGACAATCTCGCACATTGAGAAGACCGAGAAGATAATCCGGCGGAGGTGCGCGGATTGAAAAGGATAATCATGATCTTGCTGGCCTGCTGCCTGCTCTGCTTCACGGCACCGGCAAGGGCGGAGGCCAAGAACGGCGGCGGAGCGAAGGAGCTGACGGTCGAGGAAATCCTGCTCATGGCGAAGGTGATGGAGCTGGAGAACGGGTGCAATTCGGATATGTGCCTCATGCTCACGGGCTCCGTGATCCTCAACCGCAGGAACTCACCCGAGTGGCCCGACACCATCCAGGGCGTCATATACCAAAAAGGGCAGTACGCCGCATGGACGCTCCGGCACATAGACAGCGTGAAGGTCACGGACAGAGTGATGGCGCTGGCGCTGAAGCTCGCGACCTGCGGAACGCTTGACGACGAGATTGTTTTTCAAAGCATGCACCCGGAACTCGGGCGCGTGAAATACCACGTAGACACAGAATACTTTGCAACGAAGAGGTGAGGAAGAATGAGCAATCAGGTTTTTACTTTTTGGGAAGGCAGAATGCCTGCATACATTGGCTTCTGTCTCTTTACATGGAATTTTCCGTATACAGTCCTGAACTATAGGAACCTCAATAAGTTTACGAAGCTCGACATCGAAGCAATCAGCAAATACCCGCTCCCGCAGGTGAGCGACATTGTTCGGGCTCATGTGATCAGGGACCACGGCGGCCATTGGCTCGACGCTGACACGATCGTGATCGGCGACAAGCTCCCGAAGGAGAACGTCATCGGGAACCTTGAAACACGCTGGTGTCACACGGGCATCTGCTACGGCGAGAAGGGCGATCCCTTCTTTACGGAGTGGGCCGCATACCAGGACGAGATTATCGGCAACGCAAGAACAGGCTGGTCGATGTTTGTAAACGATTTTACGGATCCTTACATCAAGGCACACAAAGAAGTCACCATTTACGACATCCGCCGTTGTTGCCCTGAATTGGATGCATACACGCTATGGAACGACGAGATCCGCTACCAGAACTTTTATTTCAGGGAGAACAGGCACCTGAAGGACCTGCCCGAAGGGACGGAGATTTTGGCATTGCATAATAGCTGGACGCCTGCGGCTTTTAAGGAACTCCCGGCGTACTTGGTGCTTTATGAGCCCTGCACGATGTCGAACATCCTGCGGGAAGTCAACAACGCGAAAAAATAGGAGGTATATATAAATGATTTGGGCATATTTAGCAATTGGCATATGTATCGGCATCGTTCTCGGCGGAGCGGCCGCCGGTTATGTGGCACACAAGGACGCAACGATCAAGGGGATGGCAATGCAGATCCAGACATACTGCGCAGGCGTCGACTGCTACGAATGCGAGTTCATGAGACAAGACGGGTCCTGCAGGATCAAGACGCCGGTCGGCTGGAAGATTGACGAGGAGGAAGACGAATGAAAGATCATAGCGAGCTCGAAAAGCCCTCTTGCGATTACCAGGGCGAAGACGGATCCTGCCATTGTGACGATCACTGCGTGCATCAAACCGGAAAATGGAGAGATTTCTGCGGAGCATGGGAACTCGACAAAGAGTTCTATGGACAGTATCCGGATCTGAAGGGGGTGAAAAAACGATGGACGGAATGATTATAGATTGCTTCGCGGGAGGCGGAGGGGCGTCAGTAGGAATCGAAATGGCGCTCGGACGACAGGTTGATATTGCTATCAATCATGATCCACAGGCAATCCTGATGCACAAGACAAATCATTGGAAGACCTTGCATTTGACCGAGGACATTTTCAAGGTTGACCTGCAAAAATACACAAAGGGCAAGAAGGTCGCGCTCATGTGGGCAAGCCCTGATTGCACAAGCCACAGCAAGGCAAAGGGCGGGCAGCCTCGCAATTCGGGATTAAGGATCTTGCCGTGGGCTGTTTACAAGCATGCGAAGTCAATCCTGCCGGATGTCATCATCATGGAGAATGTCGAGGAAATCCAGCAGTGGGGACCGCTCGACGAGAAGGGACACCCGATCAAGGAGAAGCTCGGCGAGGAGTACAAGCGATTTATCACGGCGATGAAGTCGCTGGGCTATATCTTCGAGAGCAGGGAGCTGGTCGCGGCGGATTACGGAGCACGGACCACACGAAAAAGATGGTATGCGATATTCAGGCGAGACGGCCGGTCAATCGTATGGCCTGCACCGACACACAACAAGAACGGCACCTTCGGACTGAAGAAGTGGCTGCCGGTGGCAGATGTTCTCGACTTCAACAACCTGGGCAAATCAATCTTCGGACGCAAGAAGTCGCTGGCAGACAATACGCTCCGCCGGATTGCACGAGGGCTCGATAAGTTTGTTTTCAGCGGCGGGGACCAGAGATATATCATTCAGTACCACGACAGCAAGGAATTCAGGGGACAAGGCGTGAACACGCCGCTCATGACCATAGACACGAGCAACCGCTATGCACTTGTTGCGGCATTTATCTCAAAGTTTTACAAGACAGGTTGCGGACAGAGCTGCCTTGAACCGCTCCACACGATCACGACCAGCGCCGGACACTTTGGTCAGGTCAATGTCATGATGATGGAGTGGGAAAAGCTGAAGGCAGCAGGCGTTGACGAGGAGACAGCTCAGAAATGCACCTGGGTGTCCGAGTTCATTATGGAGTATTACGGATGCGGCACCGGACAAAGCGTGACCGAGCCGCTGCATACCGTGGTTACAAAGGACCGCTTTGCGCTTGTCACCGTTATGGGCAACGAATATGTCATCCTCGACATCTATCTCCGAATGCTGACGCCGGAGGAGCTGAAGCTGGCACAGGGATTTCCGAAGGATTACATCATAGACCACGATTACAAGTGGCATCCATATCCGATGGCAGAACAGGTCAAGAGAATTGGTAACTCCGTGGTCCCGATCATGACCGAGGCGCTTGTCAAGGCGAACTGCTCATATCTGAAGGTGGGCGAGCGGGAGCCGAACCTGATCATCGGGGAAGGCGAGAACAAACAGATGTGCTTTGCATAGGAGGGATAAGATGAAACACAAGACATTTCAGAGAGCAAGGCGCGGAGGCTTCTCCGATTCACAACGGGCGTTCATGTATCTTACAGCCAGACAGGCATCGAAGGAGATGGAGCAGATCGCAACGGAACGGGCCTTCCTCTACATGCTGGCGATCCCGCTCAATATATTGGTCGAAGATGGCATGATAAACCGCGACAACGCAGAGGATTATATACACGACGTTGCGAGCCTATTTATGAGCGTGCAGGACGGAGTGGTCAGCGACCAGGAACTCGCGGATCTTCTAAAGGAATACGCAGGAATAGAAGTCACGGCCGACTGGATGAACCGAGTACTAACGAAGGGAGATGAGCGCAATGACGAAGCAGGAGCTGCAGCAGATCCGGCACCTGGGCAATGAAATCAGGATCCTTCGAGAGCATTTAGAAGAACTGGAAGAACAGATAGGATTTAATGCCATGTCCCAGGACGGACAGCCAAAAGGGAACAAGATCGGAAGACCGACCGAGCAGCAGGCGATAAAGCTTGCGGATACAATCGCAATTATACAAGCGCATGAGCTTGAGCTTCAGAACTTAAAGCTTCGCGCTTGGGCCTTCATTGCTTCGCTTGATGATTCACTTCTTCGGCAGATAATCATGCTGCGGTTTATCGATGGCAAGAACTGGGTGCAGGTTGCGAACGCGATCGGAGGGAACGTGACGCCTGATAATTGTCGGATGATATTTTTCAGAGCTAATCTTGACGACTAACTACCCGCTATAGAATATCTCCTTTTGAGAGGGCGCGTCCGAAATATGGGCGCGTTTTCTCTTAGTTACAATTTGTTCGTTTTGTTCGGAAATTTCGTGATACATTGGTATCGTAGACAAATGTCTATGAGGGATAAGTCCCTTTTAAGAGCGCCAAAATAGGCGCTTTTTTATTACTTAATATCTGATCCTCATGGCCATACACTGCGCGGGATATTCCTCGACCTGATCCTGCGCAGGCATAAGGCCGCAAGGAGGGACTATGGCTCGAAATTTTGCACGTGCTTTTTATAAGTCTAAAAAATGGGACGAGGTTCGCCAATATGTGCTTATGCGTGACAAATGTCTCTGTCAGAAGTGCGGATTGGCCGCTGAAGAGGTTCACCACAAGATTCATTTATCGCCGGAAAACATCACAGATCCGACGATCACCCTAAACCCTGATAACCTGGTCTCACTTTGCAAGAAATGCCATTTTCTCATCCATGAAAAAGACAAGGAAGCGGGAAAGCATAAACGCTTCGGTCTTAGTGAGGGCGATTGTGCGGAAGGTTATCACTTCGATTTAAACGGCCAGTTAGTGCCGGATATTAGATTTTAAGAGAGGCACATGTCGGGAGACAGCAATAAGACCTTCTCTTTTTTAGAAAAGAGAGGTTTAAAATGGCGACAATCGAAATGCGATGCTGCTTGATCTGCAAGGAAATGTTTGTTTCGTCTCGAAAAGATCAAGCTTACTGCTCGAAAAAATGCAACAAAAAAGCATGGAAAAAGAGAAACAGACAAAACAACGCAGACCTGATGCGACGAGGGAATCGCTTTACTACTGATCAAGGATATTCCGATCGCGTCACGGCATTCTCTTCTAGACTTGAGTACGTGGGGAATAACGGAAGCGATTATCTTTATGTGCTCTGCAAGGATTGCGGTTCTGTTTTTCAAAAGTCAAAGGAGTCTTTTAAACCATCTCATCGTGGTTGTGTTCAATGCCCGAAATGCGAAGGCATTCTTCTAGAGAAGATAAGAAGAGAGAAGAATGAAGCAGAGGCAGTAAAACAAAAGGAACGTCAGAGGAAACTGGAGATAAAAGAGGCCGAGGCCAAAGCGAAAGCAGAGGCAAGAATAAAGACTTACATATGTGAACGATGTGGCGAACAGTTTCGTTCAGACAGAGTGAAAAAGTATTGTTCTGATCTATGTGCTAGAAGGCAGGCTGATGCTAATAAAGAATACCGGCGCAGAACAAGAAAGAATGCGCAATTCAAAGATAATATCTCTTTAGAGGTTCTGGCAAAGAGAGATAAAAACCGCTGTTGGATCTGCGGAAAGAAAGTCAACTGGCACGATTTTAAAACACGTTCCGATGGAGCATTCCTAGCAAGAGATAATTATCCTAGCATAGATCACGTGAAGCCACTATCAAGAGGTGGTTCACATACATGGGAGAACGTAAGGCTTGCGCATCGTGGATGCAACACCAAGAAAAGCGCGTCGCTTACGATTACAGAGGCAGATGGTCAGTTAATGATGATCCTATAGTCCCCCGGGTAAAAAAATGGGACTCCTAAAATTATTAGGGACCGTTGGGCGGACTTTTTTCGAACTGACTGAAGATACGCGGAGAGGGTGTAGTTTACCCCAAGATAGAACGAGATGAAGGGAGGACGGCAAAGATGGCGAAAGTAGTGTTTAATTGCCAGAAGGAACTGAAGAAACTGAACCAAATTGTTGCCGCTCTGCCTGATGACAAGCGAAAAATCACTGAAGGGCTTGTTGCTGACGCCGCTTTTATGGCAGAGCAGCTTGAAAAGCTCCGGGAGAGCATTGCAAAGAACGGCTGGAGCGAAGAATACAAGAACGGAGAGAACCAATTTGGCAAGAAAAGCTCAGTTGAAGCTGACGCTTACATCAAATTGCAGAAGTCATATGCGGCCGTTATCAAACAACTCACAGATCTGCTGCCTGATCAGACAGAGACCGCTGCAGGCACGGAAATAATGGCATTTTTGAACGCCAATGATTAACTATCCGAAGCAATATCTCGCTGAGATTCAATCAGGAGCCGAGGTGGTCTCGAACAAGGTTCGTGCGGTCTACGAGCGAGAGGTCGGATGGATGAATAACCCGCCGGCGGACTTCCCCTTCTACTTTGACGAGAAGGAAGGGCTCCGCCACGTTGAATTTATAGAGCGCTTTTGCAAACACTCAAAAGGACGCTTTGCAAGACAGTCCTTAAAGCTTGAGCTTTTTCAGAAGGCAAAGATTCAGCTTGCCTTCGGATGGCGATGGAAGGGCACAAAGCTCCGCCGCTTCCGCGAGGTCGTAGACATCCGCGGGCGCAAGTGCGGCAAGTCGACAGAGACTGCTGCCGTGGAGTGGGATGTATTCCTTAACGACCGCGAGAATGGTCCCGAGGTTTACTGTACAGCCAATAAAAAAGACCAGGCAAACCTGATTTATTCCGAGTGCGTTAATATGCGCATTCAGTCGCCGGAGCTGAAGGCGATCACCAAAAAACGACAGAGTGACATTTATTGTCCGGGGAACATGGGCTTTATAAAATGCCTTGCCTCAGACACTTCGACAATGGACGGATTGAACCCGTCCTTTTTTAGTCTTGACGAATGCCACGCCATGAAGACCTCGGCGCTTTACGACGTAATGCTTCAGGGCCAGTCAATGCGTGAGCAGCCGCTTGCATGGATCATTACCACAAACGGCTTTATTCGCGAGGGCTTCTTTGATGACAAATATGCTTACTGGTCAAGCGTGGCGACATGGGAGCCGGGCTTCGAGGATTACACAGTTCTGCCGCTGATTTATGAGTTAAACGACCGCGGCACGTGGGCGGATCCGGCGCACTGGCCTGAAGCGAATCCAGGGCTCGGCAAAATTAAGAAACTTGAAACGCTCCGCGACAACGTGGAAAAGGCCAAAAGAGACCCGACCTTTTTACCGACGCTGCTGACAAAGGACTTCAACCTGCCCGAGAGCGAGTTCGCAACCTGGTTGTCTTACGAGGAAGCGGTCAACGAGCAGACCTTTGAAATGGACTATATTGCGCATTCATACGCGATCGGCGGATGCGATCTGTCAGCAGTCGGAGACCTTACCTGCGCGACGCTTCTGGTTCAAAAGCTCGGGGACGCGAATGTGTATGTATTGCAAAAATACTTTATCCCGCAGAGCAAGGTTGATTCGCTCGAAAAGACCGCGAGCAAGGAAGCACCATACAAGCTCTGGGCGAAACAGGGCTGGCTTCATATATGCCAGGGCGCACAAGTCAATTATTCGGACGTAACGGCCTGGTTTTTGGAAATGGTCGAGAAGTACGACATCCGGCCGTTGTGGATCAGTTACGACCGTGCACTGTCGGGCTATTGGGTGCCCGAAATGGAAGGCTACGGATTTGAACTGGAAAAATGCGCTCAGGGTCCGTTTACATGGAATCAGCCGATGCGCGAGATGCAAGCGGCCTTTTCCGAAAAGCGCGTTATCTACAACAATAATCCGATCCTGCGCTGGTGTCTGCTGAACACGGCAGCCAAAAAAACAAAATCGGATTCGCTGGAAGTTATGCAGCCGGTAAAGATACAAGTCAATCGAAGGATAGATGGCATGGTCAGCTTGCTCAATGCGTGGGTCGGCTATGTAAAGCACTATGACGAGTATGTGAATTATTTGAGGTAAAGGAGCACAAAATGGGATTCTTGGATTTTTTCAGACCGCTGAAGGCAATCAAAGAGGCTCGATGGAAGGAACTGGGGGGCTTTACGGCCCAGTTTTCACCTTTTGGTGCGGATATGTACCGGAGCGACCTTGTTCGCTCTTGTATCCGTCCACTGGCAGAGCACACGAGCAAGGCGAATGCCGTTTCAAGCCGCGAAGACATCGCGAGGATCCTGAATCTGTCGCCTAACATATACATGAACGGCAAGGACTTTTTGTACAAAGTGCGAACACAGCTCGAGCTTCGCAACACGGCTTTTATTTACATCAACAGGGACGACAAGGCAAACGTCAAGGGCTTTTACCCGGTTCCGTATGCGTCTTTTGAAGCGATTGAATATGCCGACCGCTTATTCATCAAGTTTAGCTTTGAAGGGATTGCAGGCGACCTGACGCTCCCCTGGGATGATCTGGCAGTTCTTCGCAAGGACTACAACAAAAAGGACATCGCCGGAGACGACAACAGCCCGATATTGCAGACGCTAGAACTCATTAACACCACAAATCAGGGCGTTGCAAATGCGGTTAAGGCCACGGCAAACCTGCGCGGCATCCTGAAGAGCACAAAGGCAATGCTGTCGAAGGAAGACATCAAGAAGCAGAAGGAGCGGTTCGTTGCGGACTACCTAAACCTCGAGAACGAAGGCGGAATTGCTTCCCTTGACGCAACGCAGGAGTTCACACCCATCACCATGAGCCCGACAGTTACCAACACGGCAACGATCAAAGAGTTCAGGGAGAACGTTTACAGATATTTCGGAGTTAATGACGCGATCATCATGAGCGACTTTTCCGAGGAGCAGATGGAAGCGTTCTATGACGCAAGAATCGAGCCCTTCTTAGTGGCTCTCTCGACAGAGCTCACAAGGAAGGTATTTTCTGATCGGGAGGTCGGATTCGGGAACAGCATCGTCTATGAATCGAACCGAATTAATTACGCGAGCACAAAAACAAAGCTCGATATGGTGCAGTTAGTCGACCGCGGAGCCCTCACTCCGAACGAATGGCGAGCAATGTTCAACCTTGCGCCGGTTGAAGGCGGAGACGTCCCGATCAGAAGGCTCGACACGGCACCGACAGACGACAACACAGGCTCGGAGAACGAGGAGGAAAACAATGAATAACAGAGAATACAGAAATATGCCTATTGAAGGCTTCGAGCTCCGCGCAGCAGAGGAAGGCGAAGAGAGCTACAACGTGCGCGGCTATGCTTCCACGTTTGAGGAGTATGAGCTTTTCGAGATGGACGGAAACCATTACTGCGAGCGCATTGATCCTGCTGCCTTCGAGGGTTGCGATATGAGCGACGTTGTATTCCGCAAGGATCACGAAGGCACAGTATTCGCAAGGACTTCAAACGGAGCTTTAAAGCTGGACGTTGACAAACACGGCCTGCTTACTGACACGGACCTGTCAAGGACCGCCTCGGCGCGTCAGATGCACGAAGAGATCCGCGCCGGAATGTATACACAGATGAGCTTTGCGTTCGTTGTTGACCGCGACGAGATCGAGAAGGACAAGGAAGCAAAGAAGTTTACACGAGTTATAAAGCACATTGCAAAGCTTTATGACGTATCGCCGGTATCATTCCCCGCAAACCCGGGGACAGATATATATGCCCGCAGCCGCTTCGACGGAGTGATCGAGGAGGAGCGCGAGGAGTTCGCGAGAAGGGCAAAGGAACTCGAACTGGCTAAGGCCAAAGCCAGGGCGATCATGTAATTCCGAAAGGAGAACAATCATGGAATTAAACGAAATGAACCTGCAGGACGTTGAGGCAAGACTTGCGGCTGTTGCTGAGGAGATAGAGGCGGCCGGAGAAGTTGAGACTGTAAACGCGCTCGCAGAAGAAAAGAGAAGCCTGATCGCAAGACAGGCAGAGCTGAAGGACCTTGAAGAACGCAAGGCCGCAGCTGCAGCCCTTCAGGCAGGAACCGCTCAGGGCAAGACAAAGGAGGAGAACAAAATGGAAGAGAACAGAAAGACATTCGCTATCGACAGCGCAGAGTACAGAGAGGCGTTTTTCAAGAGACTCCAGGGCAAGGATCTCTCCGTTGAAGAGCGTAACGCAGTTACTGCTTCGGCAGTCATTCCCACAGTAACCATGAACAAGATCATCGGCGTGCTCGAGAACACTCCCCTGATCAATGCCGTTGATGTGACCTATATTCCCGGAAATGTAACATATCCCGCAGAGAGCTCGATCGCAGATGCTTCATGGGTAGATATGGGAACCGCATCGACCGACTCCGCAGATGCCTACACCGCTATCAATCTTACCGCATACAAGCTCATCAAGACTGTTGAGATCACGGCGGACGTTCAGGCAATGGCGATCGACGCTTTTGAGGCATGGCTTGTGCAGAGACTTGCAAACAAGATCGCAAAGGCTGTTGACGCTGGTATTCTTAACGGCGGCGGAACATCTTCCGGCGAGTGCCTCGGAATCGCAGTATCGAAGAGCACCCAGGACGGAACCTACACCAAGACAAACATGGTATGGTCCGACATTCCGAAGATTATCGGCGCACTCCACACTGAATACCTGCCGAATGCTTCCTTCGTTATGAACAGAACCATGTTCTACGAGAAGATCATGGGTCTGAAGACCAGCACAGGCGCACCCGTTGTTACCCTTGTTGAGACACAGTCTCCGATTAAGTACAACCTGCTCGGATTCCCTGTTATCGTTGACGATAACTGCACCAGCGGCGACATTCTCTTCGGCGACCTCAAGGCATACAAGTTCAACTTTGCAAAGGCTCCCGAGGTATCGTCCGATGATAGCGTTGCATTCCGCACTGGCAGCCGCGTATACCGCGCGATGGCCCTTGCAGATGGTAAACTTGGCGATCTCAATGCGATTGTAAGATTCATTGAGAAGACCTGATAGAAGGGAGAAGGCTCGAAAATGAAAACTCTCATTGCGGTCCCTTGTATGGACTATCTAGAAGCAAATTTTGTTGAATCACTCATCGACCTCAGAAAAGTCGGAGAGTGCGACATTTGCCTGCTGAAGTCTTCGCTCATTTACGACGCGAGAAACCAGGCGGCACAAAAAGCTGTTGCCGAAGGTTACGATTATGTGCTCTGGCTTGATTCGGACATGACGTTCGAACCTGACCTCATGGAGCGCATGGTGCAGGCCATAGGTGACAAAAATTTTCTAACCGCTCTCTGCTTTGCAAGGCGGCCTCCGTTCAAACCTTGTATTTTTAATCGGATTGATGTGGCAAAAGAAGGAATCGGATTGATGCCGCACGCTGAGAACTGGTTCGATTACCCACGCAATCAGATTGTTGAGGTTGCCGGAGCGGGCTTTGCCTGCGTGCTTCAAAAGGTCGAAATGCTCGACGTAATGCTTACGACCTACGGAGTGCCGTTCTTCCCCATTGCGGGACTGGGAGAAGATCTCTCCTTCTGCTACAGGGCGGGGCAGTTAGACTACAAAATGTATGCGGACACATCCTTGAAAATAGGTCATATAATGAGGATTTCCGTGGATGAGAATTTTCGTGATAATGTATTTCTCGGCAATGCCGCGAAATAAAAAGAGACGGGGGGCAGCAGTTCGAGCCTCTGTCCCCCGGATCCTTCAAAGGAGGAGAACATGGCACTGTTAGACGACGTAAAACTGGCGCTCCGAATAAGTCACTCGAAGCTTGACGGAGAAATCGCCGACTATATAGCAAGCGCAAAAGAGGACATGATCCGCGCGGGAGCATCTGAATGTTTTGTAAATGCTTCTAATAGCGGACTTATCACTACTGCAATCAAGACTTATGTGCTCGCGAGAATGGTCGACAGTCCCGACATGGCTGAAAAATATCAGCAGGCTTATGAATACCAGCTTGATTCTATAAGAAAATCGGAGTCATTCTTTGCGGAGCCGGACAACGGGGAGGGATAATTATGTGTAATGATGTGATTACCCTGATCGGCTACACGGAAACAGTCGACGCTTACGGCCGCATCGTGCGGAACGAAACGCAGGCTGAACGCTTCGCACAGGTCCGCTCGATCGGGCAAAGCGAGTTTTACCAGGCGGCGGCGTCAGGTCTCAAACCTACGATTAAATTTGTGCTCGCGGATTTTTGGGATTACGACGATCAGAAAGAGATTGACTACAACGGAACACGCTACAACGTTTTAAGGACCTACAGAAACGGGAACTCAATCGAGATTACCGCGGTCGGATTGGATGTGTAAACTATGGCAGCACCGAAAAGCGTTACAAAAATAAACAAAGATGGCGTTTATTTTGAATCAAATGTTGATTGGTGCCAGTATAGCATCAAAGAGCTCTGCCGGGCTGCTTTAAAGGACGTCGGAAAGTTTATCCGCAAGGAATTCAAAAAGAACTATTACGACGTTTTTAAAAAGCGGACAGGAAGGGCTCCGAAGGCCGTTAAGTACACAGTATTTAGTTCTGAAAATACTAAGTACCCGCGCATTGACATCGGCCTGCCACATTCAGCACCGGGCAAACCGGTCCCGGGATTCTATTCCTTCTTTCAGGAAGTGGGAACCTCGAAACAGCCGAAGCTGGGGATCCTTACCAACACAGTAGAAAAAAACGTTGCAACGATCGTCAAGATCGAAAGCCAGTATCTGACCGCTTTGCAGGACGAAGCCGAAGCGCTGGCGCTCATCAATGAAAAAGAGGAATCAAGCGACGAGGAGGACGATTAAATGGAGATGGAACACAGCGCCGAGTTCGTGAAAGACGTCAAACGTCTGATCGCGACCGCAGCGAACAGTGACCGCGTCTACTGGCAGAATGCGCCGGAAACCAAAACCTTCCCATACATCGTATTTGAAGTGCGGTCTGTGGGCGGCGATAAGGTCGTTTCTCTCGATCTGTGGGGCAACAGAGGGCAGGAAATAACAGTTTCCGACCTTGCTGACACCATAGAAGCGGCGCTTGATAACGAGGTTATTTATAACCAGTACCACGCGAGCATTTTATCAACACAAAACAACAAAGAATGGATTGCTGACGAGGACGAGCGGATCATCCGTCTTTCAATGTCCTTCGATGCAACATATCAGGCATAGGAGGACAAAAAGATGGGAAGACCTACTGGCTACACATCTAAGACAAAAAGAAACCTTCTCTTGGGTGCCGGAGCGCTTTACAAGAACTTCGTTGTCGGGACAGACACTCCTTCGAGCGCGACTGCGAAGATCATCGGAGCAACACAGGGCGGCCTTGAATTTAAGGCAGTTCCCACAATCCGCAACATCCAGATAGATGGCATTCTCGGCAAGGTGGCAGATCTTGACGTTATCGACGCATGGGAGTGCTCACTTGCAGGAAGCTTTATTGAAATCAATTCCGAAGTCATCCGCCGCTCACTTGCAGCGGTTACGCAGACTTCCGATTCTGATTATGACATTTTCCAGGGCTCGACCGAGTTCGACGCTGATGATTACCTGACCAATGTGACCTACATCGGAACGCTGGCAGGATCCGAGACACCCGTGATACTTCAGATCAACAACGCGATCGACACTCAGGGCCTTACATTCAAGACCGAGGACGGCAAAGAGGGAACAGTTGATGTGACCTTTGAAGGCCGCTATGCGATCAGCGACAACGGCGTTCCGCCTTTTAAGATTTACTGGCCCAAGACCGCAGTAGCGAACACACTGTCCGCTCTGACGATCGGATCGCTCGTGCTCTCGCCTACATTCGCATCAGGCACGACAAGCTACACTGCTGCCACAACGAACGCAAAGGACGCAGTAACCGCAACGGCAACATCCGCAGGCGCAACGCTCCTTATCAAGAATGGCTCGACCGAGATTGCAAACGGCGGAGACGCTACATGGTCTGCAGGAACCAACACGCTCACAGTAAAAGTAACGGGCGACGAAGGTGACAAGACCTACACTGTAACTGTAACAAAGACCTGATTTTTTGCGGGGGCAGCTTCACGGCTGCCCTTGCGTTATTATGGAGGCTCGAAAATATGCGAGGATTAGAATTTCAGGACATTTTCACAATGTCCCGGATATTGGCGAAAGCCGAGATAAACAAGGAAATAGAGAACTTCACCAAAAGGGCCAGAAGCGGCGAAAATTTGGACACGGAAGCCGTGGGAATTGAGTTTATCATGACTGTGTTCGCGAAGGCCACGACAAAGGAAATTGAGAAAGAAATATACGCATTCCTGGGTGATGTTTTTGAGATAAAGCCGGAAGAGATCCGGCACATGAAGCCGGCGAAAGTCGTGGAACTGTTTAAGGAAACAGACCTCACGGAGTGGAAGGATTTTTTTATCAGTGTTGTGCGATTCCTCAAAGCGCAGAGCTGAGAGACTTCATATATCGCACGTATTCGGGCGCGGCACGGGAAGTCCTTATACTTCCCTGGCGTGAAGGCGTGGAGGTCGTAAATGCGGGCCGTGAGCGCACGCAAAAGGATAAATTCTGGCTCATGTATTGCAATATGTACCCGCAAATGACGGAAGACACCTTTGTCGACTTTGAAGCATGGTACGAAGACCTGAAAAGGCCGCCGATGCCTGAAAAAACGGCTGACGAGATCATCGCGGACGCAAACAGGATCATCGGAATGACATTTAATCTAGGAGGGCAGGATGGCGTCACTATTTAAACTTGTCGGGAGTATTTTTATCGACAACGAGGAGGCGAATCAGTCTCTCTCAAAAACTGAATCAAAAGCCAGCAGCCTCGGGAATACATTGCTCTCCGGCGCAAAGACCGCGGGGAAGTTTGCGGCGGGTTTAACAACGGCGGCAGCAGGCGCGGCCGCGGGCCTTACGAAAGTAGCATCGGACGCCGCATCCTCGATGGATGTCATTGACAAGGCATCCCAGCGCATGGGAGTCAGTGCCGAAGAATATCAGGAGTTTGCACACGTTGCGGAGCTTTGCGGCGTGGAAATGTCTACGCTCGAAAAAGCGGCAAAGAACCTGGACGAGGGCGTTACGTTTGAGGATGCAATGGCGCAGATCTATGCGCTGGAAGACGCGAACGAACGCGCTCAGATGGCGGCGCAATTATTCGGGGACACAGTGGCGTATAATCTCACGCCGATGCTGAACGCAACGGGCGAAGAAATGGACGCCATGAAACAGCAGGCGTATGATCTCGGCCTTGTCTTCAGTCAGGACACAGTAAGCGCGGGCGCACAGTTAAACGACGCCATGACAAACGTGAAGGATGCGATCAGCGCTCTCGGCACGAATGTCGGAACGGCGCTCATGCCGGTCGTTATGGAAGCCTGCAGTTTTATCACGGAGAACCTTCCGCTGATTCAGGGACTTTTTGACCAGCTCGCGCCGGTCCTTGTGGGGCTTTTCGAGACGCTTATGCCGCAGATTATGGAACTGGCGCAATCATTGCTCCCTGTTCTTTTGGAGTTATTCAACGCGCTTTTGCCGCTTTTTTCGAGTATATGCGAGGCAATTCTGCCCGTTATAGTGCAATTAATTCAGACATTGCTTCCGCCGGTCATTCAGATCGTTCAGGCGCTTCTTCCCGTATTAGTGCAATTACTCAACGCGTTGCTTCCGATTCTTCAGCCGATCATCAGCTTATTAACTCCAATTATCAATCTTCTGATGACGTTATTGAAGCCGCTTCTTGATTTAATAAACTTTATCATCCCGCCGCTGACCTCGCTTATTACGGCGATTGTTTCGGTCCTGAGTGATAAGCTCATTCCCGCGATAACGAAGTTTGTGAGCGCAGTATCAAACACGCTGGTCAATGGTTTTGACAAGATCAAAGAAAAGCTGAAAGACTTCAAGGATAAATTTGTCGAGATATTCACGGCGATTAAGGACGGAATCAAAACACCCATCAATGCTGTGATCGGATTTATCAACGGACTTGTAAGCGGCGTTGTAAGCGGAATCAATGGAATGATCAGGGCGATGAACAAACTGAGCTTTGACGTTCCCGATTGGGTGCCCGGAATGGGCGGCAAGACATTCGGATTTAACCTCAGCGAGCTCACGGCGCCGCAGATCCCGCTCCTGGCAGAAGGCGCGGTCATTGAACCGAACAGACCCTTCGCGGCCGTTCTGGGCGACCAGAGAAGCGGCACGAACGTTGAGGCGCCTCTTGACACAATAAAGCAGGCCGTCGCGG